CATTAAAACAACGTTTCAAACGTCAAGGTAATGATACTTCTTTGGCAGATAGACAAAGATACTCATTATACAAAAATTTAATGATGTCATTAGAGACCACTTTAGAAACATGGGATACTTGTGAATATTTGCTAGAAAAAGATATTAATGGTTATAAGCTAACACCGCTTAAAGTTGATACTTTATCAAAATATTTGTTCGATTTTGCTGATAAAGTGTTGCTTATGTCAGCAACTATTATCGATCCAAAGAATTTTGCAAAAACATTAGGTATTACAGACTTTGCATATGTAGAAGCTAAATCTGTTTTTGATCCTAAAAAAGCGCCGATTTACACTACAAATAAAGTTAGATTGAATTATAAAAATCTGAAAACTTCACTACCGTGGGTAATTCAACAAGTTGAAAAGGTTTGCGATTTTCATAAAAATGAAAAGGGTATTATTCATACACATACAATGGAGATTACGGATTTCTTAAAATCAAAATTGTATAAAAATGATAGATTTATTTTCCGTGAACCTGGTCAAGATAATGAATATATTATCAAAAAACATTTAGAATCATCAGAAAATACTGTATTGATTAGTCCGTCGTTGAGCTTTGGTGTGGACTTAAAAGATGATCTTGCTAGATTTCAAGTTATTGTAAAAGCAGCTTACTTACCTCTTGGAGACGAGAGAATTAAAAAATTATTCAAGGAAGATCCTGAATGGTACTTAAATAAAATGCTCACAAATTTAATTCAAGCATGTGGTAGAGGTGTAAGATCATCTGACGACTATTGTAGCACGTATATATTAGACGGTTGCATTACTGACGCAGTGATCAACAACAAGCAAAAGCTTCCGGCATTCTTTATTGAAAGATTTCTCTAACTATATCTTAAATATATGAAACACATATATGAAAGAACGAGCATTTTTCTGGGAAATCAAAGATATAATTATCCAGTTCGCAGCTGCGTTTGATGATGTCGTAATTGGGAGATTTGATAAAAATCGTGCAGAAAAATCTACGCTCGAAGTAAGATACGTATACTCACCAAAGGAAAAGGTCTTATACGATATTGTTAACAAAGCTCAAAATCTTACTTTACCTGTAATTGCAATTAATATAACAAATATTGCAAGAGACCCTGAACGTGTCTTTAATAAGCTTACAGGGTTCTATCATCCTGAAACAGCTACTTTTAATAAGCAAGATGTAAAATATACTAGGCAGATTGGTATGCCCGTACCTGTTAATATTGGTATTTCAATGTCCGTGCTAACTGAATATCAAAGCGACATGGATCAGATCATATCTAACTTTGTTCCATATAATAATCCATACATAATCATTTCTTGGAAATTACCGGAAGAGTTTGGATTGGGATATACACAAGAAATACGATCCGAAGTTTTATGGGATGGTAATATTACGATGGATTATCCTATTGAGTTAACTCCAAATAAAAAACCGAGAATATCTGCAGATACATCATTTATTATTAAAGGTTGGTTGTTTCCAGCAGTGCCTAATGATCCATATAAAAACATATTTTTCATTAATAGCAATTTCTATTCTGTAACAGGGTTCGAACAAGCAAAGTATAATTATATCAATAAATTCACAGGATATGATGAATATCAATCATTGTCAGGCACTAATTTTGTATATCCAGTAAGTTCTGGATTGAATACACCTAATATGGAAACAATTAGTGTTTCTGCCGCCCCGCAAATATTAGATGTATTCTTTTCTTTTGCTAATAATGTGAGTCAACCATATGATTCTTTAACAATTACATCAGTTAATAGTAGCGGGTCAATAACATTGCAAGGTAAGATGATGCAATACACCACTGCAGTATTGCTTAGTGCATCAACTAGTAATTTCTATCAAAACTTGACAAGTTTAGATTTTACATATTATCCATCAATTACTGGATATGTATTACCAACAACAAATTATCAAGTATTAACACCAAAAATTATAACAGTGAATTTACCGGCTTTAACAGCAGCTGGTAACTTTGATATTATAGTAATAAACGAAGCAGGTTGGGGATCTACAAAAAATGCAGGAATTCAATTAAGTAGAAGTAGTTAATAAGCCAATTCCAAATAAATACATACAATGAATTACGTTTCTGATGACGGAAGATCTTCTACTTTTGGAAGAGAATTAATGAACTACATCTCGCAAAAATTACCATACACTGGTAATACTCTTGCTAGTGTAACAGATTCGTTAAATCCAAAATATAAGTATTTTCAAAATACAGGAACTCAGCGAGCTGAAGCATTATCACGGAATTCTGTAACACAGTCATACGATTTTAATAATCAACCGCTTGGCACAGCAAGCAACGATAAGCGATACAATGATATAATGTACGCTAATATCCAAAAGGATAAACCAGCGAGAATCAGGGATTATCGAGTCATGGCTGCCTTCGCTGAAGTTTCAGATGCATTAGATGAGATTTGCGACGAAACCATTAATGTCGATAACGGAGGCGTCTGTATTAAAATTGATACAAATAATATAAACATTCAAGAAAATGAAAAACAACTCATTATTAATGAGTTTAATCGATATATCAATTATTTTGACTTAAATCATAAAGGTTGGGAGTATTTTCGCCAACTCTTAGTAGAAGGAGAAATTTATTGGGAACATATCATCCATAAAGAACATGTAAATGAAGGTGTTTTAGGTGTAATATTAATACCGTCTGAGTTGATAGATCCTGTTTACTCTAATATTCAAAACATTTTGGTCAAAGGCTACTTATATCGCAAACCTAAATTTGATCCAAACAATCCATTAAAACAAGTAGGAATAGAATACATTCCAATGGATAAGAATCAAGTAACGTATGTGCATTCACATATTTGGAATGAAAATAAAACGATGCGCTTGCCATTCTTAGAAAATTCTAGAAGAGCGTACCGTCAACTTAGTTTAATTGAAGATGCAATTGTCATTTATAGATTGGTTCGAGCTCCAGAACGTTTAGTATTTAACGTTGATGTTGGTAATATGCCTGCTCCAAAAGCAGAAGCATATTTGCGCAAATTAATGCAAAATTATTGGTCATCTAAAACTTTTGATGTAAATCAAGCTGGACCAGTGCAAAAAATGAATCCACAATCAATGCTTGATTCATTTTGGTTTGCAAAACGCGCAGGTTCAGAAGGCACTAGTGTCATATCATTGCCTGGTGGCCAAAATTTAGGTGAATTGGCAGATTTAATGTATTTTGTTAAGAAATTATACAAATCATTAAAAGTTCCTACAACTAGATTAGATCCTGAAGATGCTTTTCGTGATGGAGCAGATATGCTTCGTGAAGAATTAAAGTTTGCAAAATTCATCATTAGACTTCAACAGCAGTTTGCAGAAGGACTAAAAAACGGTTTTATAACACATTTGCAGTTTAAAGGAATGTGGAAACAGTATAATTTGAAAGAGCAAAACATTAATTTAACGTTTAATGTTCCTACAAATTTCTATGAAGTTAGGGAAGCACAAAGATTAGAATTAAAAGTTAACAATTTCAACAATATCAGTAACAATCAAAACATTTCACCTACATTTGCACTTAAGAAGTATATGGGTTGGAGCGATATTGAAATTAAAGCAAACCGTGAATTTTTACGTAAGGATAAAGCCTTTGCATGGGAACTATCACAAATTGAAGCTGGTGGTCCTAACTGGCAAAATAATGTAATTGCTGGTGCAAATGCAACAACTGGTGCGGAAGGAATGGAAGGTGCACCAGCAGGTGGTGGAGGAATGCCGCCAGCCTTTACTGGTGGTCCAGCAGCGACAGCACCTGAAGGTACTGAAGCAGGAATGGCTCCAGGCGGTGAAATGTCACCAGAAACACCAGCAGCTCCGGCGCCTGAAGCGCCACCAACTGCATAAATATAAAAAATGGCAACATGCACGATAACACCAGTTTCAGCTTTTCAATCTACCAATTTAAATAGTAAAATTGATTGCTTTGGTAGACTTAGTGATCGAATCGTTCGCGCCCTCGGTGCACCACTTATTAGTGTAGAAATTCATCAAGACCAATTATTTGAAAACATTTCGATTGCGTGTGAAATGTTTACCAAATTTGCAGGCTATACAAAAGAGTACTTGATTTTTGATTCAGATTTATATGAACAGAATAAAGGTATTAGATTAGACATATTATATACATTAGCTAATACAGATTTAACATTAGCTAATAAAGTTACACATTCTACTGAATCAATTGATACTGCACCATATTTAACAACACCGCAGTCTGTTTACGTTGCAACTTCTTCAATTGCTGCTACATATTTTGCATATATTAATACATTATCTTCAGTGTTTACAGAAGGTGTGCATACTCATCAGTTGTTGGACGCAACAACATATAATGATATAGTTTCATCATTTGCAAATAATGTATCAGTATCATCTGTACCTATTTCAGCGTTTTTTAATCAATCACGTTTACCTAATTTTATAACAGGTGGTACATGTGCACCATCTGGTTCAGTTAATACATCATCAGTCAAATTCAACAATATGTTTGATTACGATGTTATGGATTACCGAAAAGTTATAGCTGTTACGGATTTTGAAGAAGGTTCCACAACAGGAATAAACACATTATTTACAATTGAACAAACACTTGCACAACAAACATATTTTAGTTACGCAATGGGTAACTATGGTTTCGATTTAATTAGTTGGTATGTTTTAAAGAACTGGCTTGAAACCAGAGAAAAAATGTTAGCAACCAAGCAATCATTTGAATTTAATGATAGAACACAATATTTAAAATTATATCCACAACCATCCACATCAACTAGATACTACGGTATTATTTCTTGTTATGTAGAAAGACCTATACGCGACATTATTAAAGAGCCGTGGGTTTATCAATATGCGCTAGCATTAACTAAATTATCAGTAGCTCTTGTAAGAGGTAAATACGGTAATTTGACATTATTCGGTGGCCAAACATTTAACGCGACCGATCTATTCACACAAGGCACTGCAGAAAAGAAAGAGCTTGAAGAGCGTCTATATACTGGTGCTGTTGCAGGGTTCGATGCGGAACCACCAATGTTTTTCATAGGTTGACAGTAGAAATTTTGATTCAAAAACATGACATTTCAACGTAATTCGAAATTCAAACAAGGAATATACACACCTAAAAACAAGCACAAATATCTTGGAACAATTGCAACGTATAGATCAAGTTATGAGTTAACATTTATGCGCTGGGCAGATTTAAATGACAATGTAATAAAATGGGGATCAGAAAACATTATAATACCTTATATAAGTCCAATTGATCAAAAGCCTCACAAATATTTCGTAGATAACTTTATTGAAATTAAAGAAAGCACAGGAATTAAAAAATACTTAATTGAGATAAAACCTGCCGCTCACACAGTTCAACCGGTGCCCACTAAACGAAAGAAAAAAACGACTATATTAACTGAGGCGACCCGGTGGATAACTAACCAAGCAAAATGGGCAAGTGCAACTGAATATGCTCAAAAACGCGGATGGGAGTTTCTTATTTTGACAGAAAAACATTTGAACATTAAATAGTTATTACTAGTTTTTTGAAAAAGTTTATTAAATACACATAAATAATTTTATGTTACTAAAACTAATTGTTGAGAAACCTGCCCCAGAAGAACAATTCGAATATATTTTAGAAGAGAAAGATCGTCATTCTCCATCAACTTTATACATTAAAGGTCCGTATATGATGGCTGAAGGTAAAAACCGCAACAATCGTTTATATCCATTAGAAGAAATGACCCGCGAAATTGAAAGATATCGCAGTGAAATGATTGCTAATAATAGAGCAATGGGTGAGCTTAACCATCCGACAAATGCAGAAGTGGATTTAGAGCGTGCATGTCACATGGTTACAGAAATAACTCAAAGTGGTAATATTTTCTATGGAAAGAGCAAAGTTTTATCAACACCATGTGGATTAATAGTAAGATCGCTTATTAATGATGGTGTTAAAGTTGGTATGAGTTCACGTGCTTTAGGCCAATTAATTGAAGGTAATGGTTGCAACAAAGTTAAAAACATGCGTTTAATTGCAGTTGATTGCGTCGCAGATCCATCGTATCCCGCAGCATTTGTTAATGGTATATTAGAATCCAAACAATGGGTATGCAACACATCAAATAAGTTTGAAGAAGTGTATGAAGACTTTCAAAAAGGTATTTCTGATCTACCTAAAAAGGATGTAGAAAAATTTTTATTAGAAAGTGTTATCGATTTCATCAATAAAATCAAAGCGAGAATATAAATAACAATATAATATGAATCAAAAACGACAGATTCTTAACTTTTTAAAGTGTTTATCCGAAAATAATTACAACGATGCGAATAAATACTTACAGCAAATAGTCAACGAAAAGATTAAAACACGTATTTCGAAGGCTATGAAGAGTGTAAAACCTTTTTAACAAAAATATGACAAAAGACATCAAACCATTATTAAAAGAAGCGACACAAGGTCTTTTAACAGATGATTCTCTTAATCAAATCGAAACTGCCTTTTTAGAAGCAGTTGATTCAAAAGTTCAATTAAATGTTGAAGCAGCTCTTGACAAACAAGATGCTGAGTACACAGAAAAATTGCAAGCATTATTAGAAGCGATTGATGCTGATCACTCTAAGAAGCTCACAAACGTAGTTGAAGCAATTGATGCAAACAATGCTGAAAAATTAAAGGCAGTTGTAAAACGTTATAGTGGCGCCATCACAGAAGATGCAAAGAATTTACAAGAAAAACTTATCAATGATATTAGTTTATATTTAGAAACATATCTTGATGAAGTAATTCCACAAGAAACGATAAACGAGGCTGTAAAGAACAAAAAAGCCACAATTATCTTAAAGAGTTTGCGCGAATCACTTGCAGTAGATTCCGCATTAATGAACGATTCCATCAAAGAAGGTATCCTTGATGGTAAACAACAAATAGATGAAGCTCTTAAAGAGCTTGAGACACATAAGCAGCAAATTGCTGTTCTTAGAGAAAGCTTAGCTAAAACGCAAGCTGATCTTATATTAGAACAGAAGACTGCTTTACTTCCTGAGAAGAAGAAGGCTTACGCAAAGCGCGTGCTAGCCGGAAAATCTCCTAAGTTTATAACCGAGAACATTGATTATACACTTAGCCTTTTCGACAAAAAGGATGAAGAGCGTCTCGAGACATTAAAAGAAGAAGCTTTCAATAATCGTACAGTTAAAGAAGATGTGGTGGTTGAAGAAAACGTTGAAGAAATAATCAATGAGAACGTTGATCCTCAATTAAACACATATTTGAGTGAACTTTCACGATATTAATAGTTTTTAAGTAGAGATATATACGTCATATATCTGAACGTCGTAATATTTTCTTACGACATTTAACAAGAAAGGAAACACACAACAATTATGAATAAGATTAAACCTACACAGGCTTATATCAATCAAGATCGTGCTTCACAACTTCTTGAAAAGTGGGGCGCAGTCCTCGACTATTCATCGAAGAATGTAGCACCGATTGAAGATGAACACGTTCGTTTAAACACAGCTATGTTGCTTGAGAACCAAGAGACATACTGCTTTAACGAAGCAAATGTTGCTGGCGGTCCAACTGGTAGCGTATTCGGTTCTTCCGCAGGGGGGAACTATAATCCACCAAATACGATCACATCCGGTGATACATATGCTGCAAATGATGCTCGTCTTCCAAAGATTTTGATTCCCATGATTCGTCGTACTTTCCCTGAACTTATTACTAACGAAATCGTCGGCGTTCAGCCAATGAGCGGTCCAGTTGGTCTAGCATTTGCTCTCCGTTATAAGTATGGTACAACCACACTTGGCGGTGGCGATGGTGTTGATTCACCAAATGCACAGACTGTTGGTACCCGTACTCAGTACGGTGGACAATACACCGGTTCCGGTTCTGCAAAAAACAATGAATTAGGTTATCAACACCTTGATACCCGCTTCACTGGCACAAGCTCAACCGCATTAACTGGTAACTCCAGCTACTGGTCATTTGCTGATCAAGATAAGGGTGTTGCAGAAATTCTCAAGAATTTCGAAATCAATGCCAATATCCCAACAGTTGACATCAGTTTCGAAAAGACTGCTGTTGAAGCAGGTACTCGTAGACTTGGTGCTCGCTGGTCGGTAGAACTCGAGCAGGATCTTAAGAACATGAATGGTATCGATATCGATGCTGAAATCACAAATGCTATGGCATATGAACTTCAAGCAGAAATCGACCGTGAAATGGTTCTTCGTATGATCCAGTCTGCCTTAAATGGTGGATTTGGTCCTGGTATTTCTATTTGGAATCCAGCATCTGCTGATGGTCGTTGGTTAGTAGAACGTAGCCGTGACTTCTATCAGAAGCTCATCAACGAAGCAAATCGTATGGCAGTACGTAACCGCCGTGGTTCTGCAAACTTTATCGTTGCAACTCCACGCGTTTGCGCAATCTTGGAAGCACTCCCTGAATTCCAGTGGGTGACCGTCCAGGGCACCGTCAATACCCAGCCAACAGGCGTTGCTAAGGTTGGTAGCTTAGGTGGACGTTTCAACGTTTATCGTGATACACGCACAGAATCTCAAAACACATCTGTTTATGGAACCGGCAACGGTTACTCTGGACAGACAAGTGGTATTGAGTATGCTCTCCTTGGTTTCAAGGGTAGCGAATTCTATGATACAGGTATCATCTACTGCCCATATATCCCAGTAATGGTTCAACGCACAATCGGTCCTAACGATTTTGCTCCTCGAGTTGGTCTATTAACACGTTATGGTGTTGTAGACAACATCTTTGGTGCTAATCTTTATTACCACCTCGTGCTCGTTCAGGGTCTTGGTACCGCGTTTACTCCGGGTAATCAATCAGTATACTTCTAATCTTCGGATTAGTCAAGCAATCGAAACGCTCTCAGAAATGAGAGCGTTTCCTTTTTTATTCTAAATCATATTGATAATATTATCGGTGCTAATATAAATAGTATTAAAAGCATGCAAGACCAAATTAAAGATTTTATACAAACAAATTACAAAGGATCGTACAGATTTATTAAAGAGCAAATGTTCATAAACAAATTTGGTAAAGATTGTCACACAAAAATAAACAAAGAAATATCATTTATTGATAAGCCATTTTCATTAAAAGTGTATTGCTGGGTAAATAATATCGTTGCGCAACCAGTATGTAAATGTTGTAATAAGAACGTAAAATTTAATAGTAACAACGGATGGCAATTATACTGTTCAAATAAATGTAGAATCTCTGATATTAAAAACATTCAAGACAAAAAACGCAAAACGAATATTGAACGATATGGAGCATCGAATGTGTTGATTAGTAAACATGGTATATCTAAAAAAAATGAAACCCTTCAATCTAAATATGGTGTATCAAATTACACACAATCTAATGAATATAAACAAAGAATTAAAAACGGTGATATTAAAAGAACTCATTGTGGAAATAAAATTCAATTAACGCATAAACTAAAATACTATAACTATTTACTGAATAACGACTATATACTGCCAGCATTTAACTTTAATGAATATAAAGGAACATATCATAGATATCAATTAAAATGTAAAAAATGTGATAACACATTTGAGTATGTATTAGGTAGACAAAAATTGAACGAACAAATTTGTCCTTTTTGCAATCCAGAAAAAGGTACTAAAAATGAAAAATTAATCAAAAAATTTCTTGATAATTTAGGTATTAATTACATATATCGCGCAAGAAAAGAATTTGATAATGAATATGAAATTGATGTTTATATTCCGGAATATAAACTTGGTATAGAAATTAACGGTTTATACTGGCATTCAGAAAAGCTTTTAGACAAACATTACCATGTAAATAAACAAGAATTTTTCAAACAAAAAGGTATACAATTGATTCAAATATTTGAAGATGAGTTACAATTCAAAAGAAAGGTGGTATTATCTAAATTAAAACATTTATTACATAAAACCAGATATAAAATTGGTGCGAGAGAGTGCGCAGTGCAATTACTTAATACAAAAACAAAAAAATCGTTTATGGAAAAATATCACCTTCAAGGAGATGCGCCAAGTAATACAAATGTCGGATTATTTTATAAAGATAGATTAGTTGCGGTTGCTACATTTGGTAAAATGAGACGCGTGACCGGGTTTAAACAATCTCGTTCTAATGATTTCGAATTAATTAGATACGCAACTATAAACAATTTTGCAATTACTGGTGGTTTGTCGAAACTTATAAAATATTTCAAACAGTTAAGATCTGATTCTATAATTTATAGCTATTGCGATAAACGGTGGTCTGCGGGTAACACTTATATTAAAGCTGGATTTGAACTTGTGAGAGAAACTGTTCCTAATTATTGGTATACAAAGCACTTTATCGTGAGAGAACACAGATGGAAATATAGAAAAACAGAGCTTCCCAAACTATTAAAGATATACGATCCTAATTTAACAGAACATGTTAATATGACTAATAATGGATATACAAGAATATGGGACTGCGGGAATTACTTATTTCAATTAATATAATAAATATATAATAAAATGCGAACATTTAAAACATACATTTTAGAAAAGCGTTTCCCATCATTATCCAGCCAAGACGAAAAACAAGCAGAAATGTTAATTCATCAACTTTTAAAAAAATACAACACAAAAGAAAAAGTTGCAAAAATTAAATCGCTTGCACATACAAGACGTGTACCCATTGGTAAAATATCAACAATAGATAAATCTACAAACAAAAAAATAAATGTTACTGTATTTATCGGTAAAATTAAAGAACCAGCATATTATAAAGGATTTGATATTATAACACGCAAATACAATATAATTGTATTGAATTATATTATGGCTTTAGATCCGCGACATGAAAATAATATGATAAACCATTTAAAGCATGAATTGCGCCACGCCACACAGCAGTATAAACACGCACATAAATCATATACAAAACATTTGCAAGGTAAAAAGGGGTTTGAGAATGAGTTTTTTTATTATGGTGCACCTCATGAATTAGATGCACAAGAAGCTGAAGTTTTTCATAGATTACAAGAAACATTACAAAAAGCTAAAAATTTGCCACAACCTGTGCGCAATATTTTTATACAAAAATTTAAGAATAGCTTATTAACGTTTCTTAAAAGTCCTTGGGAAAATTACGATTTGAATTTGTTACCATTTGCATTTAAAAATAAAGTAGATATGTTAGATGCGTTATCTAAATCTCCAAAATTATGGCAAAGATTTAAGCTAAAAGTGAAGACATTTCTAGACGAGATAGATAAATATTAACATGGCTACCCCTGTACCACTTACTACAAATAACGGTTCTACATATTATAATAAGAATATTTGTCAATCATATACACAATTATTCACCACAACTTTACGCTCTTTGTGTGGAACACAAACAGCATGTTCTGAAATTGATTTTATATTCCCTGCAAGCACAGCAACTGTCACTCTTTATGATAACAATGATTTTGTAAATGCATTAACAATTCCGCTTAATAATAACGGTGCAACTCAATTTAAATTTAAAGGTATGACGTCGACTAGCGTGGTAAGTGCAAGCGCTTCAAGCGCAATAACAGTTTCGTATCGTACAGCGTTTTATACAGGATCAATCCTCGCGCAATAAAAATATTTTATGAACAACCAATCAAAAATCCAATTCAAGCTTTGCTGTGGTGGCAATGGCTGCCCTACAGTTTCACAAACTGATGTAAATAGCAATTTATTTGAAATTACCGATGATTTTGGAGGAAAGATTCTTTTGCAAAAAGATGAATTGATCGAGCTAACTGAAAAACTCGCGCAATATGATCTGGGTAATATTAGCTAATATCGGATTGACTTTTATTTTAAAATATGGTCATATTTTAAAACCGATCCGAGATTACTTAGTACAAAGATCAGAAAAATTAGATGAATTATTTAAATGTTCTCTTTGTCTTGGGTTTTGGTCTGGTGTAATATTATTACCATTTACTATTGATAGTCTGCATAGTCGGTGTATACTAGCACCGCTTATATCTGCTGCGTGTAGTTGGACTGCAGATTCAATTGTTCAATGTATACAGCAAATAACAGTTAAACTTAAGCAGAAAGATGTTTAATAGCATTTTTAAGCTGTACTAAAACATCAGTAGCATATTTCATTTTTCTAGCTTCACTTGCATTTATAAGCTTGTTAATAACTTTAATCAATTCTTTTTTCTTGATTAAAGTATTATCCTTTTTACGTAAGCCTGGTATCATTGTTCCTTCATTACCATCTATAACTGAATTATGATCTGATAATGTATGTGGGCCGTTCCCTGGACCATTCATACTTTGTGTTGTTAAGTATGAACTACTTGGCTCAGGTAGAATTGGTGCATTACCAGGCTGTACTTGACTTGAATATTCAAGATAAATATTATCCACATCGGTCGATCTCATAATCATATTTATTCAATAAATACTAATAACTTATGTTTGATGAGTTGTATACAAAACTAATGGTCGAGTTTGCACCAATGACAGGTGATAATATATTAAGACGTCCGAATGTTCCTAATGTAATATTTCCTTCTAATGTACCATCTTCTTCTAATACTGAACAAATACCTGGTGGACTATTTAATGCGCTACCACATAAAAAGAAAAAGTTGAAAAAGAAAAAATAGAGATTATCATTATTAAAATGTCAACTTACAATAAGCTCATATGTGTAATAACAGGCAGGTCAATTACAATCAATAAAGATTATTACCAAAAAAAGGTAGAAGAGTTTGAAGGTGCGCAAAATCTAGAAAATAGATATGTTTGTAAATATGCAAAGAATTTATTGAAAAAAGGATACTCTGTCGATGATATTAGAAATATGTTAAAATTAAATGGTGCTGATCTGCCTAAAATTGAAAAGATAGATTTAGATGCTATTACCAAAAATTTACGAACAAATATAATAGATCTGGAAAATTTTAATACCAAAAGATCAGATCCAGAAGTAGAACAACTAATTAATAACATTTTAGCACAATCATGAAAGTATACTCCGCAGTTGCGTATCAAAAAACAAAAATTAAAGTATTCGATACTTCCACAGGTAATATTGCCTGCGTAATCAATACTAATTGTAAAATTTTAAATCAACCAATCGTTAATAATAACGTTGTGTCAGCTTTATGTGAAATTTCTATAGGTAAAGTGCAAAATAGAGTATATAAAATACCCTCAGGATCTCTTGCAAAAACTATGGATATATGATTACAACATTCCAGTTAAATTCATTAACTGATGATGAATTTTGCATATTATGGTATGTTACTCAACTACCAGAAACATCTAAATTATATGATTTTTGTTATTTGAAAAAACATTGGGTTGCACATCAGTTCAATCAATTCGAATCAAAAGTAAAACCTGAATTTAAAGAATTGTTTGAAAATACAAAAAATAAGATATTGAAATAAATCGGAACACCAATATATTTAAAAGGTAAATGAATAACGCTATTGAATTAATCGGTTATTACGGTTCTGATGAAACGCATGCTTGTAGTGCATGGACTTCCACAAATAGAGATCTTACAGAAGAAAAACGTAGCAGAATTCCAGCAATGTTAGAATCATTGGCGTCAAATGGACATGAAACTCCATTTGAAAAATCGTCTTTACATTTTCTAGTAACATCAGATATTGCATCACACATTCATATGTTAAAGCATAGAATTGCGGTATCAATCAACGGTGAATCTGCAAGATACAAAGAAATTAAAGAAGATAGATTTTACATTCCGTCGGACTGGCCTGAAGAATGGCAAAATATATTGCAAGAATATACGCAAAAGGGATTAGAATTGTACCATTTAGCTTGTAAATCTTTACAAGAACATCATGGTCTGGATAGAAAGCGTATTAAAGAAACTGCTCGATTCTTCCGGGGATATAATACTCAAATTGAATGTGATATTATGTTTAATTTTAGATCATTTGTGCATTTCCAACGATTGAGAAATACATCACATGCACAAAAAGAAATTAGAGATATTGCCGTAACAATGTTAGATCTTGTTAAAAATATTGAAGGAAATCCTTTTCAATATACTCTTAAAGCTTTTAATTTATGAACAACGCATTAGACGAATTCGGTAAAAATGGTGATGAATATAATGAAGGTGCAAGTGCAAATAAACTAACTTCAGATGCATTAGACTTCTATACAGATAGACCCATAGAACCTACATGTGAAAAAGAACTTTATGCAGCAATGGAAAAATTACAGCTTCCTAAACAATATACAATACATGGTAGCTCATATTATGCTGCAGGTAATACAGTAAAAAAATTAGACCCAGGAACATATAATATTGGCATAAATGATGCAGGTGTTTATTACACAAAAATAGAAATACAATCGGATGAATGGCTCACATTTAGAGATTCATTAATCAATCAAGTAGAAAAGGAAATTGAAACATTTTGGTCACAAGAAAAGGTCTTTAAGCAATATAAAGTATTGCATCGAAGAGGAATGATATTATACGGGCCCCCAGGCACAGGAAAAACCGTTTTGATTAAACAAATTATAGATCGCATTGTGAAAAATGGAGGAATTGTGTTTATCTGTGACTATAGACCAGATATTGTTAGTAAAGGATTGAAGGTATTTCGAGACATTGAACCAGCACGAAAAGTTGTTTGTGTATTTGAAGATATTGATACAATTATTAGACAATATGGTGAAGAAGATATGTTGAATTTACTTGATGGTGAAAACGTTATTGATCATGTATTAAACATTGCAACCACCAACTATCCAGAACGATTAGATAGACGAATCGTAGGACGCCCACGAAGATTTGATAGATTGGTTAAAATTGGTTACCCTGATGCTTCAATGCGTGAGTTTTATTTTAAACATAAACTCGGGATTAAAGATGCAGAATTATCTAAATGGGCAGTTGCCACAGAAGGGTTTACATTTGCTGCATTAGCAGAATTGTTAATTTCAGTTAAATGTTTGAATAATGATTTTAATGAATCTGTAGAACGTATTAAAGAATTAATTAGTAGCACTGCTTCAAGCGAAGACTTTAAACCGAGTGTTGGATTTGCTAGTAAGAAAGTAGGATTTTAATTATGAGTAAATGGTTAACATATAATGATATTGCTTTGGTGCCACGTTTTGGTGTGCTCGAACATAGAAGTCATGGCAATACTTCAATAAGTATTGGTAGAAAAGTATTTCAATTACCAGTTATTCCTGCTAATATGAAATGTGTTATCGACACTCCAATTGCTAAATGGATGTCTTTTAACAATTATTTCTATGTTATGCATAGATTTGATATTAATATTGATGAATTTGTTAGGACAGCTAATTCAGAATCGTGGCCAGTTATATCTATTTCAATCGGTGCATCAATAGTTGATATTCAAACTATTAAATCTCTCATTAACGATAATCAACGAATTGATTATATTACTATTGATATTGCACATGGAGATAGTATAATGATGGTTACAGCATTAAAAGAGTTGCGAAAAATTGCACCAGATGTGACTATTATTGCTGGTAATGTTGCTACTACTACAGGTGCTAAAATATTATTTATGAATGGTGCGGATTATGTAAAAGTTGGTATTGGTCAAGGCGCAGCATGTACAACTAAGTTAAAAACAGGGTTCACCACTCCAATGTTTTCAACTATTAAAGAAATTGTCAATTCTATTGATTATATGTATAGTGATAAAATTATAGCTGATGGTGGCATACAAACAAATGGTGATATCGCTAAAGCATTAGTAGCTGGTGCAAGCTGGGTAATGGCTGGTGGATTATTTGCACAATGTACAGATTCTCCAGCAGAGAATATTAATGGTACTAAGGTATATTTTGGCTCAGCATCTGCAGAGAATAAAGGACATTCAAATCATGTAGAAGGTAAAGTAAATCTAATGTCTAATAATGGTATGACGTATGAGGATAAATTAATAGAAATTAAACAAGATTTGCAATCTGCTATTTCTTATGCTGGTGGCAAAAACTTATCAGCATTTAAACGTGTAGAATACGCTGTTGTTAACTAACATTAGCATATTTAGATTTATTGACTGAACCAGCATCATTACCTAAAGTTGCAGATAATTCCACTTCCTCTACTTGCTTCTTTTCATGCTTTTGTGGAGATGCAACACCGCGTTTGCCCTCATTAAGGCCGCCGTTAATTGCACTGGCGCGAACATCTTTGTTACCTGCTACTAATGTTAATGGTAAGTTCTTAAATGCGTGAGCATGTGGATATGCAACAAGCTGTTGTGTATCTGCAAATACCAAACTAGACTCTGTAAGAATTACAGCTTCGGCGTGTTTTGCAATTTCTTCTGTAATTTGTTGAAGAACTGTTTGGTCTTGTTCTTGCTTTTGTGCAGCTTGCAACGATGCTATATAACTTTCACTAGAAAGACCATATATTGCAGCTGCTAGTTGACCCGTTTCTTCAGTGGCTATAATACCCCATGTGGCTAAAGCTGCTACTAGTTCAGTCATGTTAATATATCCAATCACTGCGCCTGAGCATGTTTCACCATATACTTTTGTTGATTCCGTTTCTTGAATTTCACACGGAGCAGTTATATGCTGTATATACGTTTCTCCTTCAGTGTATGAACTACCACCAACTGTTAAATTAGTCTTTATACCTAGTCCACTATCAACTGCAACTTGCACCGGATGCTCTAATGTTACAATATTATCAGTGGTTTTACTACCAATTTGAATTTTACCAGCAGCGTTAATTCTTACATTTCCATTAGAGCTAATAGTTGTTTCGGCATCGCCAGAAATATTAACAACACCACCACCAATTTGCGTAATACCGTGCGTCTTTAATTGTATTCCCCCTGCTCCTGCAATTACATTGTATACGTTTTGTGCAACTATTGTGTAGTTACCACCTGGAAACGGTGCGCCAAGACCAGTGGGTTCATAATAAGGGTGCTCGCGATAATTTGGATATGTGCTGTATTGATCTATTAATACACTATTAACAGAAATATCACCGGTAGTGTCAACTCTAACTGCAGGTAAATTATTCATTACTGCTCCTATTGTTTCTACTTTATCTTTTAATATATGAACAATTTCAGTTCCGCCCGGACTCATGTCTTTTTCAATTTTAGATAACTCAGTTCCTAATAATTGTCCTAATTGTTCCGTCGCTGCAGTCTTTTGAGTGTTGGGAGTCCATGTACCCTTTTTAGACGACGGGCTGGGCATCTCTGCAACTGTAGGAAGTTGTTCTGGCTTTTGAGCATCCTTTACTTGATTTAATGAAGGGTTGTCATTTTTATAATGTTGTATGATTGCAGTGGGAGTATCGTTAATATTAATAGAATAAGCAGGCGGTTCTTTAAATGGTATTTGTATACTGTTGTTTACAGTTTCTATTGGCTCATTTTCTATTTCACCTGTTACTGTTGTTGTTGGATTGTATTCATAAAAAACAGGATGTTGGTCAGGTGTTCCAGCTTGTTGCATTGTTGGTTGTGGTATACCATATACAGGTGATGTAGCTGCAACGCGAGCTCGCATAGTTTCAAAACCAGCAAGCATTAATGCAACAGGTGTATACTTTTCTAACCATTCTAGAAACTTTTGAACAAATTTTGGTTTGCCTATCTTGTGATAATTGTTACCATCAATCATTATATCATTGTCTTTTTGAACATTGGTACTATTAATTCCTTTTACTGTTGTCCAATTATCTTCGTTTATTAAAGTTGTTTTGTTCGTGTTTGAAAAATCTAAATTGCAAAATGGTGTGAGATGAATACATGATCCATTGTAATGGTTTATTCTAATAGATTCTGTTTGATCAGAGTCTACTAGTTCTATTGAACCTGCCTTGCTTTTTAATACTGTCTTATTTCTAAGAAAAAATTCTTGATCTTTAGAAAGCTCTTTAACATTTTCACTGCTATCAGGATAGTCTTTACCTGGTGAAAAACCATCTATAGCATGATAAGCACCCTGCCAGTCTTTATCATCATAATTATATGCAAAATAAACCGGGTATTCCAAATCACCGTTTTCAAAAAACACCCAAACATGTGCACCCACATTAGGAACTCCAAACATACCAGATGTTTGATTTGTATAAGAAACTGGTGAAATGGAATTGTTATGCGTGTTGGGGTTATTAGTGTTATCTTTTAAGTAACTTTCATGACCACCTATTTCAGGATTACGCTCAACTAATGCTGCAGTGTTTACACCGGATCCGTCTGGTGTAATAGAATCACCTGAAACTGTTTGATCTGTTTGACCCACAGCACTAGAATTAAATCGTTTCTCATTCTTGTTAGAAGATGATTTAGTTGCAAGATCTTTTTGAGCATTATAATAACCAGCACTACCACCTCCTACAAGTGGAGATGCTTGCTCTGCCCATCTTGTAATGAGTTGTGCAAATGTTCTAAACTCATCAGTCATGCAAGTTTCAATATTTTGACCACCTGCAAATAATGTGGTGAAGTCTTCTTGTAATTGTGTTCCTGTAGCATTTTCACCGCTTGTTGAATTTTGATTGAAATATAAATGTTGTATGATTTGAGGTGCTAGTTCTCGTGTGAAGATTTTTACACGACCGCGTCGGCTAGGATCATTGTTTTGAATTACAATACCTTTGTAAAAACCGTAGTATTTGTCATTAATAGGGTTTGATATTTTTAACATGTGAATTTATTGTAGTTGAATTTGGCGCCGTAATTTGTTTGCCCATTGAAGCTCTCGTTCAGTTACTGCACTTATTACACCTTGAACACCAGCAGTCTCATCTTGTATCTTCTTTACAATAGAATCTGCACTACTGTTGTCTCTTACAGTCTTTTTCGAAATATTGTTAGCCACTAATTGAGACACACAATTAAATATTGATGCGCCTTGAGCCGCGCAGTTTTGTTGGTTCTTTACAAAATCTACAAGCTCTTGTGTTGATTGTGATACTTCTTTGGTGAAATTACCAACGTTCTTTGCAGTTACTTGCAAATCACTTAAAAGATCTTTGAGCGGGCCTATTATAGTCCCAGCAGCTGAACTAATTAAAGATTCAATTTGACTGCTAATAACTTGCTTTAATGCATCAGTTAGTTGCGGTATTATTTGCTTAATAGCACCAGTTATTGAAAATGAATTTGCAGTCTTATACTGCTTTAATAAAGATGGTAAACATAATAAACCTTTAGCAATCTTTGTTATATTACTAAATGCTGTTGATGCTGTGACAAGTTGTGCCTTTAACATAAAGATATTTAGTTGATTTCTTTATAATACCAGCTATCATTTAATCATGCATAAAATTTTAGTCTCTCATGAATCTCCTCTTACTCTATTAGAAGAATCATTGTCCTATAATGATTACGATTATTGTTTGGTACATCTTCTCGATAAGTATCCAGAGTATAAATCATTCTTTAAACGAGCAGTGCTGAGCAATAGACAAGTTTTGTTGGATAATTCAATCTTTGAACTTGGTGTTGCATTTGAACCAAGTGAGTATGCCAAACAAATATTGGAGTTGCAACCAACATTTTATATTGTACCAGATGTATTAGAACAATCAGAGGCAACAATTAGAAGTTGGAATACCTTTGTAAAAGCATATCCAAATCTACCTGGTAAGAAAATTGGTGCAGTGCAAGGGAAAACTTATCAGGAAATTGTTGAATGTTATAAACATATGTCAGATAATGCTGATTATATCGCAATCAGTTTTGACTTCTCATATTACCAATTAACAGGATTAGGTAATACTAAATTTGAAAAGTTTGTTTCAGGTAGACAAAAACTCATTCAAGATTTGATTGATAACTGTATTTGGAATTGGAATAAACCACATCACCTTTTAGGTTGTGCATTACCACAAGAGTTTAAGCATTATATTAAACATAGTGTATATAATATTAGAAGTTGTGATACAAGCAATCCAGTTATGGCAGGTATTACAGGTTTGAAATATTGCAGCGAACTTGGATTGAATGAAAAACCAAAAGGATTGTTGGCTGATAACTTAAATATTAAACTTACTGATGATCAATACGATCTTATAAAGTATAATATTAAAGAATTTAAAAAAATAGTTGCACCGTATGAAAATTAAATTAATCGCCACAAAAACAGAATTGTTGGAGTATGCACATGCTTTTGATGATGAAACAAAAGACTATTGCATAAACGATTGCATAAAATGTTGGGATAATAAAAATTATTGGACATCACATCAACCGCCCCTGTTTGCTTTAGTTACTGATGATGAAAAAGAATTAGTGAGTGTGATTTTTTGGTCACGACATTGGATAGGTGAAAGCGGTACAATAGAGTATATTGAAAGATTGTTTACACCTAAAAAATATCGCAATCAAGGACATTTTACGTTTTTACTTAATACATTTTTTGAACTATCATTTGAACGTCAAGCATCAGCACTACAGCTTTTTACTAAAAATAACGTAAATCTTTATAAGGAGTTGAATTTCATTCCGTTATTCCCTAGTAAGAATAATGAATATCAATATTGTTTGATGCCAGTTATCTGCAAAGATTTAAAACTGAATAATATGTTAATTGCTAAAAATGGCATTGATAAATTTCTTTCCATTATGTTAAAAAAACAT